AGTCGCCATGTTTCAATTTCGTTAAATAATTTCAGAATTTCGTTGTGTTCATGAACCATGCCTTGAATTTGTTTTTTATCTGCTTTAACAAAGTTTTGCTCGAGATTAATGTTTTCGTTTGCCATTTCTCACTCGCTTATTTCTGGTTTATCTAAATTTGATTTATCAAAAAACTCTACTTCATTTATACCCACCATTTTGCAAAATCGAGTTGCATCCGCAATAGCTTATTTGTGGTCTGCGAAGCTATGCGCCGATTCAATTTCGCCAGAAAAACCGGCTATGTTGGCGTAAATGACTTTATCCTTCTTTGTACTAATTCGCCAATCAACCGTACCATTAGCACCATCAAAATATAAATTGATTTTTACTTTCATTTCTTTTCTCCCTTTAGTTATTAAAAAAAATTATAGCGGGTAGAAACGGTTTCCAGCGAGTTTCATAAGCTCGCCTTATGCAGTTCGACTCTGCCACCCGCTACCATATTGGCAACGCCGCCAAAATGCTTAATCTAAGTTCAGCCAATGAATTGTGATTCTAAACACAAAATAAAACACAAAGACACCAATAGCTATTTTTAGACACCTCAAAAGTAGTGTCTCATAATAGCTGTTGTTCGTTAAAACACCATTAATTAGTTTGTTCAAAAAATTACGTGAAGATTCTTTCTTCGCTTTCTCAAACAATTTGATAAGTGGGTTCAAGCTTTCGTTTATCTGTTTCAAAAAATTCATAAGCCACCTCAGTCAAAAATTTCTGTTATAGTTATTAGTGAATCCGAAAATTCCGGGTGGTCAGTCCGAAACGTATCTTCCGCGTCTATGGCATTCAACCCGTACACAACGAAGCAAATATAGCCCGATATCGTATGTACTTTAACTCTAAACTTTCTCATAAAATCACCTTTTGTCTAATACGGGCAAACAAGCCCGTTTCGGTTAATTAAACCTCATCAATTAGACTTTTTAATAGCTTCCAAAAATTCGTATATATCAACAATCGCACTGTCAATGTATCGTTTCTGTGTTCTCTTATCTAAAATCTGTTTTTTAGATAGCATATCCTGTACTATTAAGTCTATCGTGTACAATCTATTTGCGATAGCTTTTGTACACTTTACGAGATTTTCTTTCTTTCTCACTTCACACCTCCGTCAGTTAGTTTAATTAGCCCCTTGCCGGATAGCGAACCCGATAACTCCAAAAAGTTACACGGGAAAAATTATTACTCTACATCGAACATATAAGAGTTTATTTTGTCAATCGCAACAATAAGACTATCTATTGTGCAAATTTTTTCAAAATGTTCAATATCATTATAAAAATATTCTTCGTCACAATATTCTTCATATTGTGATAATTCAACCGCTGAACCTTTCAGCGAGTCATTATAAACAATTGATTCTACTTTGTTCATCTTTTCACCTTTTTGTTTTGTTAATGAATTATGTTGCTATCTTATATATATCATCTATTTCTTTATTAAAGAATCATACAAAAACACAATAAGCGCAAATAAAAAGATTAAATAACCTGCAATACCAAGCCCGATCATTAACATGTAATAAGCCGTCATTTTGATTTCCTCTTTTATTTTGTTATACTTTATATATCATCTAACATGCCAAAGTCCAAAATTGTACCAAAATAATAACGAATGTATTAAAGCAAGATAAATTGCATCAAACCAGCACAAAACTGCTTCAATTCAAGATAAACCAATAATCTTTATTATGTAAACTTGGTAAATATTACGTGTAGCAAAGTACAAAGTTACCTCTTATAAAGAGGTTAATTTAAGATTGAATATTTCAATCGAATTAGTAAAATAAAATAAAAATATAAGTTAAATTAAATTTTAGAGGTAAAAATGGCGTTCGTAAAAGGACAAAAGCGGTATCCGGGCGCTGGAATTAAAAAAGGTCAGAAACAAGAGAAAACCCTTTTATTCGCCGGATTGACAGAAGACAATAAAAGAGAGATTCTCGAAGCTGCGATGAAGTTAGTCCGTAAAGGGAACTATCCAGTAATAAACAAGTTACTCGATAAAATATTGGCTAACGTTGCAACAACAGTAGAGTTGAATATGAACGGTTTAAGTACGTTTATTAAAGACTTGCTAAACGATAATATCGAGGCTCCAAATACTACCCAGTATGTTCTAAATCACAATTCAGGACAAACGGAACAAGATTAAGTGTTTTAGTACGTGCAAAAGCCCACCTAACCAATATTCAGTTTTTAGCTTATTTTATCATTTTGCTGATTTTAGCACAATGATAATTTAGCGTAAAAACGCAACAAAGTGTCAAAAAACACGGGAAAACACTTTTGAGATAGAACTATGAAATTACTACCTAAACAAAAAGAATTTTGCTTTGACATTAAAACACCACAGTTGGCATATCTAGGTGGCTATGGATCAGGCAAAACATATGCGGCTTGTATTAAGGCTTTGTTGCTATCCGGCTACAATGCAGGCACTGCCGGCATGTTGGTCAGTCCTACTTTCCCAATGCTAAGAGACACAACCCGCCGAACGTTTCTGGAGATACTCGAAACGAACGAGATAGGGTTTAACTTCAAGGCAACAGAAAACAAAATTATCCTTAATGAAGTTAATAGCGAAGTTTGGTTCCGAAGTGCGGACGATCCAACAAGGTTAAAAGGTTCTAACCTTGCATGGATCGGACTTGATGAACCGGCTTTAATGCACGAAGAGGCTTATAATGTATCTTTGTCAAGACTTCGCGATCCTAAAGCGGGCGCAATACAATTATTTTTTACCGGGACGCATGAGGGCTTTTCTTGGCTATACGATAAGATCGATAATAATCAAAGCGATAAGATCAAGGTAATCAGAGGCAGCACAAACGAAAATAGTTTTTTGCCTTCGATGTATGTTGAAAGTCTTTATGATAACTATGATGAAGAACAAATTAAACAATATGTAAATGGTTATGCAACGCTAATTAATAAAGGCAGAGTTTATTATTCATTCCATCGTGAGTTTAATTTACACGATAAAGACTACAATCCAAACTTACCAATAGTTTTAGCGGTTGATTTCAATATTAATCCTTTGTGCTGGTCAATCATACAGAATTATGGAACGCAAGATTTTGTAATTGACGAAATAATCTTGCACAACAGTAACACAGAAGCGGCGAGCAACGAAGTAAGAAGACGTTATCCAAACGCGGACATTTACATATATGGAGATTATAGTGGAACGTTCAGACATACTTCAAGCCCAACAACAGATTATGAGATTATGAAAAGCATTATCTATCCCGCAGCCGTTAATATTAAGCCAGACCCGCCGGTTATTAATCGTGTTAATAGCGTTAATGCACGATTCAAAAATGCTAAAGGTGAAAGAAGATTATTCGTGCATAGCAAGTGCAAGCATACAATTAGAGACTTTGAGCAAGTGAGTTACAAAGAGGGCAAACGAGAAATTGATAAAACTAACTTAGACTTAACACATATTAGCGATGCAATAGGCTACTATATTGAATATGAGTACAGCTTAAAAGGCAAACCAATTGTCAAACAATTTTAGAGGCAAGCATGAAAAGTATAGTCAAGATTGGCAACTACAATGATTTAGATTTTACAGAAGAAAGAATCTCTGAAATTGAAACGATTATCAACAACCAAGTTAGAGAGGGCGAACGGGTTGGAATGTTAGTTTTTGATAAAATACTTTTCATGTTTGAGCCGGTGATATGGGATTTTGATAACGATGCAAAGATATATCCGGTGAAACAAATAACTACATTGCATAAAAGTGTAATTGAGAAACCACATTTATCAATAGTGAAATAATGAGCGATACGAACGAAAAAGATTTTCTGATTGAAGAACTGCTACTACTTGAGAGCAATATCTTTTTGTTTCTCAATAGACTGCTTAGTGCAAATAGAAACAATGCCTTGATAATATTTAGTACAGATTTTAACCAGTTGTTGAATGATGCTGGACTTAATAAAGTAGTTAATAAGTTAGAAGGCGAATATACCAAGATTGTTTCTAAGGACGCTGATATAGCAAAGTCTTTAAACGTAACCATACCAAGAAACTTAGATGCTTTGCAGTTCTTAATGGAAACCGATGCAGATATATTGCTGAACGATACAAAGAATTTTACTAATCAACTCAAGAAAAAGGTTTTGACTGGCTTTGCTGATAATCTTAACTCATCACAGATATTAAGTTTGATGAGTGAGACAAAATTAACACAGCCGCAAATGTTAGCAACGTTGAACACTGCACAAAGCCAGTTCAGAGCCGCTTCAATGGCGACATTGTTCCAAGATGCACCGGAGGTAAGATTTAGACTTGCTCACGTAATGGACAACCGGAATAGATGCCAATGCCGTGCAGTTTATCTAAATCAAAATCGAGAGGGCTACACAAAAGCGGAAATTGATAAGGGTGCATGGACAAAGTTAGCAAGAGAGTTTTGTCCAAAGTTTGACGGTGAATATAGTTTTATAAATCGTGGTGGTTGGAATTGTAGAGGATTCATACAAGTGGTGAAATGATAAACAGAATAGTTTTGTGGTACTTAAAAAATAAGTTAGAGCGGGAATTGATGAAGTTACAAATAGCGGCAATTGAATTGCAGTTATTACAGACTAAGCAAGTTAAACAACAGATTGAAAAACAAAGTTTAATATATCTAAATTGACAGACGAATTTAACATAGGGCTTACGGACGCTGAATGGCGCAAAGTTGGGGCTTATGCCAATTCGCTAATTCAGAACGATATGACTGCTGGTAAATTCCAGAACGGGAAAAGTAACTTACAGTATATTAATCAACAGTACAAGAAATACAAAGCGGCTGGTTTTAAACATCTAAAATATAAACAGTCTATTGCTAACCCAGAGACGGGCGGATTAATAAAAAGTAAAAAGGTTGCCGGTAAACGGAAGCAAAAATTATTTGGTATGCACGGTAAAGCGATTGAATCCACTAACACTGCTTTTGTTGACATGACACTAACCGGAAAATTGAAGAAGAGTTTAGAAATAATAAGAAACATTCCCAACGGTATAGAGTGCGGCTTCACCAGAGAAAATGCTGTAAAGATTATTCAAGGCAACAACAGATACAGTAGGCAAGTGGTAGGGCTTTCGGAAGAGAATGTAGAAAAAGTAAAAGTGTTCATAGATAACTTAGTTTTCGAGAAGCTGAACATTCATAGAGAGATAAATATTGAAGTCAAATTTTAAGTCTGTTCATTTTTACGATGAGACGTATGCACAGAATATTTTATTTTGTGTAGGTACTCAAAAGGATACTCAAAAGTATGTTAAAAGAAATTATAATTTAGATTTAGACTTTAAGGGAAACGAAGGCGGGAAGTGTTTTGAAGTTAGAGGTTACGGTATAATTATTTGGATGCCGATGTTTAAGAAAGAGGCTCAATATTTAGGAGTTTTAGCACATGAAATAACTCATGCGGTTGTTTTTGTTTTTGATGTAGTAAGTATAAAAGTTGACGCAGATAATTCAGAGCCAATGGCGTATTTAATGGAATCATATACACGAAGATTTTTACAAGAGTGGAACAAACTATGACCCAACAAGAAATATTAAGTTTGGTATGGAAGAAAAACGTTCACGACCAAGACAAAATTCGCAAAGCCGAACAAGAAAAGAATTACTATTACTATATTGGGAGTAAGAACGAGTTAGAGGGCTATTTGACAAACGCTTTATCTTTAACTTATTCTATTGATGACATTACAGATATGCAGTTGAATTATGTTAATCTAACCAAGAAATTAGTAAACCAACTCACCGTCATTTATAAAGAAAAGCCAGACAGATATTTGGTTGATGCAGCCGGAAAGAAAGTAGAAAAGCAAACCGAATATTATTTATCCATTCTTCCAGAAGATATTAACTTACAAGATAAAACCGCACACAGATACGGGAAAGTTTTTGGCACTTCCTTAACACAAGTATATTTTAAGAATGGCAAAATAAGGTACAGAGTCCACGCCTCACAGAATTTAGATATTAAAACAGATGATGAAGATACAAAAGAGTTAGAATTAGTAGCTTATGAGAAATATTACAAAGATGAAATATTCACGATAATCTATACCGCAGACGAATATTTTAAGGTGGATGCAAATGGTAATCCTCAAAAAGATAAAGAAAACCCTAAGAACCAAAATCCAATCGGGATGCTCCCATTTGCAAGATTTTTTACTGAGCAAGGTGAAGGTTTTTGGGGTGAGGGCGTAACAGATGTAGTCAATACTAACGAACAAATAAATTTCCTTTTAACCAAATTAATTAATCGGGATTTAATTATAGGTTCAGAAGGAACGGTTTTAGCTACTAATTGCGGACTTAGAAAAAAAGGGCTGAAACCTGACGATGAAGACGGGGTAAAGAAAATCAAGATAGGTATCAAAAACCCTATTGTAGTGGAAACAGATAGAACCGATATACCAGCCCCAAACATACAGCATATATCTTTTCAACCACAGATACTTGAAATTAGGAATACGATTGATTGGTATATTAAACTGATTGCATTAAGCAGAGGGTTAAACCCCAATTCGTTTTTGGCAGACGTACAAGCAACAAGCGGTTATTCAAAGATTATAGATTCGTTAGAGCAATTAGAATTTAGACAAGAAGATTTAGAGAACGCAAGAATATTCGAGCAAGAAAGATTTGAGATTACAAGAGCAGTAAATAATTATTATGCTGGGACACAAGAAGGTAGGGACGCTAAATTGCAAATGATACCCGAAGATTTGACGTTGGTATGCGACTTCGCAGAAATTGAAGTACAGAAGACCCCGCAAGAAATTAGAGACGATAGACTTTTCGCTTGGGAGAACAATCTATCTACACCCGCCCATGCTTTAATGGAAGACAATACTGATTTAGATTTAGAAACAGCACAACAGCAAATAGAAAAAAATAAATTAATCAATGACGAACTTAAACGTAAAACTACATTATTTGAATCAGTAATACAAAAGGAACAAAATGGACAAATCGCTAAACAATAACAGCGCAGAGATTATTGAATCGGTTACACCAGAACCGCAATCTGGCGAGAAAGTACCTCTTTCTGAATTAATGTCTGAACGCAAAAAAAGACAAGATGTTGAAAAACAACTTGCAAGTATTCAAGATACCTTAAAACAAGATGCAGAAGCAAAGTTAAAAGCTCAAGGTGAATTGCAAGAACTCTTGAAGTTGAAAGAATCTGAATTAGCTGAAAAGAATAATCTTGTGAATACATTAAAAGCTAAAGCTGATGCTTATGACCTTTTAGAGCAAGAAGAAAGAGAAGCCGCTAAGAAAAATCTTGGCGTAAAATGGGATGATGACTATAATCAAATTCCTATTAAAACACTCCGTAAAATAGTTGCGAATTTTAACATACCAAGTGCGGTAAAGATCGACAATGGTAGCGGAGCTCATATTACCAAAATTACTTTAACAGAAAAACAAAAGGCGGAGAGAGACTTGATGTTCGGAAATATCTCGGATGAGGAAAAACGAACAGAAAGTTATATTTACGCTAAAAATCTTAAATAGGAGAAGATATGGCAAGTTTAAAATATCGTTGCCTAAAATTGAATCCGATTACCGAAGAAGTTGCGGTAGCCGCAAGTCAATATTTTAGACACAACGGAATTAACTTGGTCTATTTGGATGGCTCTGGTCATGCAACATTAGCTTTAACGGCTACTGCTACATTATACGGCTATGCGATAGTACCAAAGGGTAGAGGCGCTGGTTCTGATGACAATTATTGGAAGTCCAGTGCAACAGCCGGGAAAGATAAAATTCAAGTAGTTACTGTTTCCGCTAATGCAGATGCAAAGTTCTTGTTGCCGGCGGGTGGAACTGCAATTGGCGATACCACAGTAACAGAATCTATGAAAGGAAATGCTTGTGATATAGTAGCTGTTAATGATGGTACGGCTACCTTTGTGGACGTTGATACAAGCTCAACAGATGTTTTATTAATTGTCGGCGTTGGTACAGAGGTTGATGGTGGAGCCGCTACTGACGTAATTGTAAAATTTAACATAGCCAAAGTACAGGCTGACACTTAATAGGGAGATATTACAATGACAAATAGAAGTCTAAATACCGAACTTTTGCAGAGAGATATGTACAAATATATGTTTGAAAAGTACGATCCACTCCCAAAAGTATTCCCGCAAATCTTTGAAATGCGTGATACAACAGCCGCTTTTGAGAAAGAGACAACCGGAATCGGATTGGGTGGTCTTTCTGAAAGAAAAGAGGGCTCACAAATCATAGCATCTAATCCACTTGAAGGATTTACTGTTTACGGTAAACCGAGAACTTGGAGCGATGCTTTTGAATTAACAATGGAATTTACAGAAGATACACCACCGGAAAAAGTAGCTAATATTGCTCGTGCGTATGCGGCTACATGGGCAGAAGGTACTTTAATTACACAAGAAACTTTCTGCGCCAATTTCTTCAATTATGGTGGTCTTACTGCTGGTTATGATAACTTTGACGCTACTATTACTGGCGTTATTGATGACCCAACCGGCGATTTAGCTTATGACGGATTACCATTTTTTAATTTGACTGGCAACAGACGCTATTCTAAAGCCGGTGGAAGTTATTATAATGGATTAGCCTTGTCTTTAGATAATACAAATCTACAAACAGCTTATCTTCATTATACAACTAACAACAACCGAAACGAAAGAGACCAAAAAATCTCCTTGCAACCGGATGTACTTTTAATTCCAAGTGCATTAAGATTTACTGCTAAATCTATTCTTGAAAATGATTGGGTTGGCGGAAATGCAAATCTTGATAAAAATACAGTCCAGAATTTAGTACAACCTTTAGAATGGCAGTATTTATCTGATACAGATGCTTGGTTCTTAGGTAAAAAGCAGAAAGGGCTTGTTTTCTTAAACAGAAGACTTCCGGTTATTGATTTCTACACAGACCCTAAAACTAAAGCTGAATTTGTTACTATTGACACCCGTTGGGGTGCTTATATGAACAACTGGCGTTATTGGTTAGGCTCTAATTTCGCAACATCTTAAAAGGAGGAACAAATGTCTTATACAAACTTCCCTAACGGGATAACAAGTATGGGCGTTCCTATTTTAGGGACTGGGATGCCTTTGATGTGCGGAAATGTTTATTTCGTTGACCCGGATGCCGGAGACGATACACATTATGACGGTAAGTCTGCCGACAAACCATTTGCCACAATTGACAAAGCGTTGGATTCATGTACTACTAACAATGATGATGTTATTGTTCTAAGTACGAATACAACACACACGTTAACCGAAATGTTAACCATTTCGATTAATAGAGTTCACTTTGTTGGCGATATTTTCGGAAGACAATACGGTCAACGTGCAAAAATCTCATTAGGTGTAACTACCGCTGTGACAGATGTATTTGCTGTTAAAAATACGGGAGTGGGGAATACATTCACCGGGATTAAATTTATGTGTTCCAACACATTGACCCAAAACGTGGGTACGGTTGGTGAAGGTGGTGAATATGCTGTTTATAGAAACTGTGAGTTCTATAATTCGGCGAAACTTACTTCCGATACTCATGCTGAATTAATCCTTAATGGTGATTCTGCACAATTCTATAATTGTACTTTCGGTTCTTTAGCCGATGCGGTAAGCGGGGATAAAATTCGTCCAGCCGTTTTATTGACTGCCGCTACTGTAGCTGCCGGAAAAGTTTCCAGAGATGTTATGTTTGATAATTGCAGATTTTGGAAACAAGCCGGTGGAACCACGACTGCCTTTATCAAAGGCGCTGCTGCCGATGTAGAGCGTATTATGGAATTTCATAATTGTCAATTTATTGCAAATGTATTAGGCGCTGTACCGGCGGTTGCTATTGACGTAGCCACTTTAACAGTAGGTGAAATCATTTTAACTGGTGATACTTGTGCTATTGAATGTACCAAAATTGCAACTGCAACTGGAGTTATTAATTGTACTCCTCAACGTGTGGCAACAGCAACAATAGGTATCCAAGCAACTTAAAACTTGGGGCTATTAATTTAGCCCCATTATAAAAGGAGTAAATATGTCTGAACAGATTATAAGTTCTTTTGTGTTAAAAGCTAAAGAAGAAAAACTTGCTCGCGCAGAAAAGGTAAAACAAGCAGAACGCAAAATTAACGCAGATGAAAAATTGGTGAATCCGGCTGAATCTGCCGAATTACAAAGAACCGGCGCTGTTGTGGTGGCTGTATTTGAAGTCAATGGTATTAAGAAACACAAAATCAAACTTTCAAAATTATCGAAGAAAAATGAAGCAGCAGCAAGTTAGATATTATGG